TGTTTACCTTTTGAAGATCGGGACGGGTTTTAGGACCTGCACCAAACTTCAGACCTTTGTCGGCTTGAGTGAACTCTTGGCCAACCTTTTGGGGGATACCCAATTCTTTTGCCTTGGCGGGGTTGTTGGCAACCATCGCCATCAGGTTGTGTTGTTTCTGACTAACTGAGGGCACTTCTGTTCTCCCGAATCATTAAGTCAATCTTGTCGTTCAGCTTGTCGAACCGCTGGTCGATGTGTGCCACTATCTTGTCGATCTCCGCCTGCGTCACGTTGTCCCGAGCAATTTCTTCCCGAGTCTTGTTCAGCAGGATTTGCAACCGATTTAACTCTGCTGACTTTTCCCTCAGATTCCAACTTAGTAACCCGATGAATGTAGTCAGCAAGACGTTCCATAGCATCATTTCCATTTCAGCAGTTCCAAGCCCTCAGGCTTTTATTGATCCGGCTGTTTGGGTCTTTTGCTGTCTTGGCTGAAGTAAGTTTCTTCTTCATCCCAGTCATTCTGGCGCAGAAAGAGTCGCGACGGCTTCCGCCCTCGGGTTGAGGTGGCTTTAGGTTCATGCCCTGCTTTTTCGCAGAGGCGCGGCCCTTGGCGTTCAACCCCCCGTTGGGGTTCTTCCCTTCCTTGCGTTGCCATGCTGGAGACTTAGCCATAGAACACCGTCACAGACGCAATGTTTGTCAGCGTTGCGTAGATGTTTGTTGAGCACAACACGCCCTCGCCCGGCACCAAAACGTAAAACGAATTGGGGTTCGAGTTAGAAGGAATGTCGATTTCGATCACAGTAGTGCCGCTGGAGCCACCGTCTTTCAACAGTAGCGTTCCTGCGGAGCTAGCGGTCGCACAGATTGAAAACCCTTTGATACGCGCCCGGCCCGCGTAAACGGAGCCAGAGGCGTTCAAATGGGTTGACTTAACGTCGTATTGCATACCCATGTTGGGCTCCTAATTAGACGTTTTGCTGGCCGCCCAGAGGATCAACAACGTAGTACAAGATAGTACCGCTGATAGAACCGCCAGTAGGTGCGTCACCAGAAGTACCGCCACCGGTGATAGTCACCAATTTGGTAGTAGACATTGTGGTGCCCATGTTTGCGCCTGCAGTAGCAGAAGCCATGTTCAACACCAGCTTGCCGGTAGTGGCCACAGCTGCGCTCACCAGACCTGTGTCGGTGGCAGTGCTTGTACCGTACAAGGTAAAGCCCATGTCGAAAGTGGGAGTGGTACCGCCAGTAGCGGCACAAATTGCTTGGATTTCAACCACGACTGCGCCAGCGGGCAAAATCACATCAGCGGAATTGGTAGAAGAAACTGACACTGCGGTGCCAGCAGCGTCGGCGCCAGAGATGTAGAACTGAGCGGCCATTAAGCCAGAACCACAATATGCGGTGCGAGTTTGATCGCCGCCGCCCGAACGCCAAATACTTTGGGTGGTAGAAACTGCCATTTTGAATTGTCCTTACGTACAAGATCAGCACATCAATCGGTACGTCGTCTGCCGGGTCAGTATGATGTGCCGGGGAACCCCGGGCTTAGACGCAATATACACTAAAAGAAAAAGGGGCACAAGGCCCCTTTTTCGTTTTCATCAGGACGAACCTGAAGAACCCCACATACCGAGGGGATCAGACCAGCCGAAGCTGTAACGCTCGCGAGACTTGTAACGCACGTTACCGGTGTCGAAGTCGCCGTCCATGCTGTTTTGCAGCGGTGTACGAACGAAGTGCTTCATACCGTTAGGCACGTCAGTAGTCAAGAACCAAGCATTGGTGTCGGTCAAGAAGTGGTTCACTGTGTAACCCTCAGGCACGGCACCCATGTTCTTGATGGCGTTGATATCGTTGTCGTTGGTGCCGACGCGGAGTTCGGTTTCCAACAAACGATCTGCAACGAACATCAATGCTGGAGGCACGATGAGCTTTTTGGGTTTAGCAGCGATCAACAGGCCACGTTCGTCTGTCCAAGCAGCGATTTGAATAACGGCGGCTTCCAAGGAAGTCTCGTTCAAGTCCACTTGAGTAGAAGGAGTGTTGCTGTTGGTGCCACCAGAGACCAAGGGGTGCGCTGTAGAGAACAGAGCTTGACCGTCGCCACCGGGGTAGCTAGAGCTGAAGCCGTTGTTCAAAACTGAAGCAGCCTTGACTTGCTTGGTGTAAGCCATAGCACGAGCCAAACCTTTGGTGTAGCGAGCAGACAAGCTGTCGTACAAGTTATCTTCGATCGCTTCTTCAGTGATCGAGAAACCCAAAGCGATGGTTTCGTGTGTATAGCGGGTTGTCCAAGCTTCCTGTGCGTTGTCGTAAGCGATTGCGGCGCCTTCGTTCTTCACAGGTGCTGCGCTGAAGCCAGACAGCTTGGTTTCTTCTTCGAATGAACGCTCAGAAGTCTCGGTTTCGTAGATTTCTTTGTGTTCTTCGCCATAACGAGCATACTCAAGACCGAACAAAGCGTTCAAGCCGGGGAGCAACTCTTTCAGCAGTTGTGCGCGTGAAATAGCCATGATTTACTCCTTATCAAACGCCAGTTGGGTTGAGATACTGATGACCACCTGCAACAGTTTGACCTGTCACGTTGGGTGCGTTCCACTTAACGATAACTTCAGTGAAGTTGCCGCTAGAGTTGGCAGTATCGGGGACAACGTCGATGATGCGGATTGGCAAGGTAGCTGTGGTGGTAGCGCCTGCAGCGGAGTAGATACCCACTTTAGAGTCACCAGTCACGGTAGAACCTGTGTTCTGCACCAATTGAGCGTTGGAACCAATGATTGTGCGGCCCAAGTAAGCGGGCAACAAACCAGAAGTAGCGTCGTCGGCGGTAGTGCCAGTCACCAAAACAACCTTGAACAGTTGGTCAGGATCATCAGCAACAAACGCAAGAATGGTAGAACCACTCTTCACTGCCAAACTTGCAGGGTAGTACTGCGAGAATGTCAGTTGGCCAGTTACGGCGCTGGTGTATTGACAGCCCAAGAACACGCCCACGGGGGTAGCCGTAGTAGTGCCAGTGTCAACTTGAATAGTGCCATCTGAAGCGATTTTGACAACGTCACCATAAAAAATGCTTGTACCATAGCCAGTACCAGCAGAGTTAGTGATAACTAATTGTCGAGTCGCGCCAGCAAACACCTGTCCGCCGATCAGATTGACCGGCTTAAGCCCGTAGGGGGCTGAAACGGTAGGATATGCCATTTAAGACTCCAAAAAAAGTTTTTAAGAACCAGAACCAAAGGACACTTTCGTCTGCTTCTCCGAGAAGAGCGGCATCCGTGCGTCACTTTGACGAAGGAAATTGTTGTCCACTGATTCCACTTGGGCTTTATTTTGCTGTGCGTAGAAGTCCGCACGCTGCTCCATAAATTCCTCAGGAATACGGCAGAGCAACAAACCACCCACTTCGATGTTTCCCTTGAAACGACCTTCAGTGGCGGCGTGCAACATTAGCTCGGGATAGTCCTCACCTTTACAGGGTTCGTATCCTTCGCGTAGCTTGGAGGAGATATTTGATGGATCAGAGTTTCCCATGATGCTGATCCGTACCCAGCGATGTTTCCATCCGGGACGGGGATCAGGAGATGGCAGCACTTCTGGAGCTTTCCACACGGCTGCACGCTGTGTAGTCACTCGGCTGTCCAAGTCACGAGCCAGTCGGTTTTGACGGCTGTCGCCCTGAGTTTTTGTAGTCTGTTCCATTTTTTAACCTCTTTCCAATAAAGCAACCTGTTTAGCGTATTCTTCCAACGGAATCCCAAGACGGCGAGCGATCGCTGCTTCGGATGCCTTTAGCTTGACGCGACTAGGCGGTGTGCTACGTGAGGCGGGGGCCACAACCGTAGCTGGTTTTGATGCACGGCGTTGAGGTTTTTCCTCATCGACCGGTTCAGCTCTTTTCTTTGGAGGCGGCTCGTCGTCCTCATCGCTCTGAGCATCTTCGAAATACTCAGGAAATCGTTTGCGCATTGTAGTGTCAATAGCTTCGAAATAATCCTTACTACCGACATAGTCCGCACCATACTGTCTTGCGAGCTTCTTGTCAAGCCCCATTGCAGCGGCAGTCATTTCCTCGTCAACACCCCACCAGTCAGAGTTCTTCTCAACCCACGCTTGTGTGCGACGGCTCAGAGGTTGCTGTTGTGGTTGTGCTGGCTGGAATGAACGCTCTTCCACCTCGTGAGGGCGCATGTGCTGGGCGCGGTCGATATTAGCTGTAGCGCGAGCGATGTCGGCTTGAGCGTCAGCAACTGCGTCGTAGTCACCATTCTCGTGGGCCTCTTTAAGCTTGCGCTTAGCGGCTTCGAGTTGCGTCTCGGCGGCGGTCTTGGTGCTTTCAATCAATGCTTTGCTGCCATTGGCAAGCTGCTGTTGAAGGCGCTTGTTGTCTTCTAGAACCTGCTTCGCAAAAGCTTCTGCGGCCTCGCGCTCACGCAATGCCTCTTCCTTGGCACGGCGCTCGTCGTGGTAGCCACGGGTAAACTTCTTGATGCGGTTCTGTACTTTCTCGTCGTAGGACTCGAGTTCT